CGGAGCTAAGAACAAGCTCAAGACCTTTATCAAGGCCGAGCCCTATGCGTCTGTAACAGATCCAAGGATCATCACTACCTGTTCCACGGATCTGACAATTGGGATGTCCCGATTCACATACGCCTTCAAGGACACCGTCCTGAAGCGGATGCCCTGGTACGCACCAGGGAAAACCCCCACCAGCGTTGCAAAGCGCATCGGGGTTCTCTGTGCGCACCCCACAGTCGAGACAGACTATTCAAGGTTCGACGGCACCATCTCGGAGTGGCTGCAAGGAGTGGCGAAGGCCGCGTACATGCGCTGGTTCACGCCCTCTGAGGCCTTGGTGCTGGAAAAGCACTACTCTGAAGTATTCCGTCCCCTAGCCGTAAGTCAGAACGGCTATAGGTATGCAGCTGGAGTTGGCACTCGGTCTGGATCGCCCATCACCACCGATGCCAACACGATGATCAACGCGTTCGTGAATTATTGTGCATATCGAAAAACAGGCCATATAACTGTCGATGCCTTCAAGCAACTGGGAATTTACGCGGGAGATGATGGAGTCTCGCGGAAAACCATCGGCTTCAGTCGTGCCCTCACCGAGGTCGCGAAAGACGTCGGATTATCCTTGAAAGCATTGGACGTGCCAGCAGGAGGGAGGGTGACCTTCCTCTCACGGGTATATCCATCACCGACCACCACCACCACGTCCCACCAATGCGTCATCCGTACTCTGCCGAAACTACACCTGTCGGCTAGTATGAATGTGGAGAAGAAGCAGGCTGCCTATAATAGGGCAATCGGCTACCTGTCCACCGACGCACTCACCCCGCTCTTGAGCGAGTGGTGCAGGAGAGTCGTCGAGCTCTCAGGGATCAAGGAGGTGAAAGGAACGACAGCTGAAGACGAGTTCAAAATGGGTGCAGCCTGGCCACAGGCTCCAGAGGACGAGCAATTGCTCCTCGAGAGTGTGGCACGGGACCTACGCATGACAACAGCGGAGGTGCAGACGAGGGCGGCGGCAATCAGACTAGCCCCCGACCTCAATGCCATGCCCATAATTTGGAATAATGAGCGGGAGGTCAAAATCACCGCACTCGTGGGGGACACCGTCGTCCGTCCCCCTGGCCCAATCGTAAACCACAACAATGAAACGACAGGCAACAGACCGAGACTACCAGAACCTAAGGGCGGCGCTCACCGGGCGCAGCGCAAAGGGAAAGGACCTCTGGGAGGACCCCGAAATAAGGGGAGCCCAGGAGTCAAACGCAGTCAGGTTCTTACAGGCCCTCCTCCGGCAGAACGGGGGGGAGGCTCCACAGAGGGAACACCAGCAGGCCCCTCCAGCCAATAAACA